GTTGCATGGTTCATATACCCAAAAGGCTTTCGCACGAAAGATGGTGGTTGCACCGTCACATTAACCTTATCCATACCAGGCATAGGTATCGACGCCTTAGCATCTATTCGATCACCAGTAACTTCAATTGGCATAGTCATTTTGTTCACGTGATCTATTTTATTCGTGATACTTGAAGTGTTTCCCTCACCCCGAGCCGCAACTTTCACCCTCGGCTCTTCAACCGTTAATGTTGGTGTAAACGCATTCACACTAGGGATCTTAAACTCACTATCCGGAAAAGAAACAGAAACCGTGACATAGACCGTACTGGAAGTACCAGTTGCAGCTTGCAATGGATTAAACACTGCAAGGTTGATTTGCCCCAAAAAATCAATAAAAGAAGGAGTCTGAAGATTCAGATAATTCTTATAATTGACAAACGGGATAATCAACTCAGCAACTGTACTAACAGAAGGGTCCAAAAACACATGCTGCACCGATGTCTGAGCAGGCATGTTGGTCTGATGCCATGTTCCAATAGTAGTACTATCGGTCAATGGAACAAAGTAGGCAATCAAACGCCCCTGATGAAAACGGGTAGCGTTCAACTGAAAACGAACTTTAACCGTTCCACGCCAATACACAAACCTATTAAAAGGAACCTGCACAGTTGGTGTAATCAACAAATCAGCGGGCACTTTCCAAAGTTGTAACACAGTATTAACTGAAGTACCCACCGACCATGCAACTTCTTGCACCCAATTGAATCTTTCAACCATCATATTTATAGTCCAATCTTGCTCTTGCATACGCCTATCAGCTCTTTTTGAAATTGGATTAAAGGCGCCAAGAGTGGACTTTTGCTGCACTATAGGTGCAGACTCTGACAACACTATGCCATAAAGAGCATCTTGATTTGTAGAGGCATTAGTGTTGTCTGCAGCAACAGAAGATGTTGTAGTATTAGAAGCCATGGAAGCCTAGTCTACTAGGAAAATTCCGAAAAACCAAAGGTAGGATAGGGGATACCTAATTCCTACAAGCTATACACGCTGCGCTCAATAGAGTCACTTCGAAGGCGTGTTCTTCATGCTATAATACACTGTTTTCCTCCACTTTGCTGAATTATCCCAGGTGGAAATCCTTGACACTCCTTAAAAATAGTGTATAGATACCGCCAAGTTGGAAGATTAGGCACAGGCCGGCCCACTCTGACAAACCCAAAACGAATTCGCTCCCTAAGATCTTCAAAATAGGGTTTTCCATGCGAAAAAGCATATCGTAAGGCAGTACGACAATTGTCAGCAGTCATATCGTAATCATCCCCATCCTTACGAATCCAATTAATCATTTCATGGATAGTTTCCTTCTCCAAAGCACCCAATGGACGGGTGTTAGAGATTTGGGGCACTATCACACAAGTTCGTTTCAAAAACATAAATGATCGAATTGGAGCGAATGGCACCAAATCTTCTACCTTCTTTGATGGAGGCAGAAAGGTAAAGCCCAAAGTAGCAAAAAATTTCGCAACAGTCACCATATTATAAAATGGTAATGCTTCGCGCTTCACAGAAACCCAATTGTCATCACCATACAATTTTGTTGCTACAAATTTGGGATAAAACTCCATGCTGGCATATTCCTTAGGTGCCAAATTTAGCCAAGCATATCGCAAATACATTTCATTCACGATTGTATTCAAAGGAGCTGTGAGTGGATTTCCCGATGGATTACCTCCTGAAACGACATAAACAACATCCATGCATAAATGCACAGTGTGGATTATCTCATCAAAGAGTACTGTTCTCACCATCTTATTCTCATCGGAGTCATTGTACAAGTTGTTAATAATAGTACACACATGACTCATACACTGTGCAGAAAGAGTTCCATCAAAATTACTGAAATCTCCAGCAAAACCAACATCACTATTCCGCTCCAAATGGGAAACCATGTCTGACCACTCCAATGAGTCACAATTTGTGCCAATGGCAGAAAATATATCCTTTCTAATCTGCATCAAACGAGCAGAAAAAGCCAACATATATTTTCGAGCCAATATCACAAAATCAACAGGAGCAACAGCAAATGCACGTGTGTTTCCACTCACTATTTTAGGCATAGATCGCTTTTCATCTTTCTGACAATCCCACCACAAGGAACACACACGCTTTCCACTCTTTGCACAACTCTCCCGAACATCCACTCGAGCACGCAACTCTGGATCCCCCACAAACAATTTCGGAGGATCTCCACCAAACAACACACGTTTAGTCTGATGAGCAAGTAACTTTAACTTCAAAGGCCAACCACAAGAGGACTTCATATTCATAGCATCGAAAAACTCCATAAATGGAATACCATTTATGGCTTCAGTCTCAAGCAAAACACGGAGTCCCTGTAGTCCAAAACCTCGAAGCAAATTCTCTATACTCTCAGAAACCTCCTGCATTTGATCCTCA